GACGACACGCAATGTTTGGTACACGACCGATGACTACGGCACGTTATGGCGGTTCGTTGTAACAGAAGGCAATGTTCGCTTTTGGTGGGACGCAATCCACGAGACAGCGATGATGAAGATTCTTGGATATACAGATTGGAGTAGGCATGCTTGAAGCAATCAAAACATTTTGGAGTAAGGTGCGTGGCGAACACGGTTCACGCAGAACAATCGTAGAGCAGGGGTTTGTGTACAGGTGTACGCAGTGCCAACTTATTTTCTTAACCAAATCAGCAGGGGAGCAACACCAATGCCAAGACCCAAAAGTGAACTGACAAGCAACCCAAAGATTGTTGGCGCACGGTTAACACAAGAGCTGTTCAAAGAATGGCGCAAGCTTGGCGGGGCGGTATGGTTACGCAAGTATCTTGCAGAGAACAAACAAAAGAGAGAAGCAAAATGAGCACAGGAACAAAAGCAGACGATTTACAAATAAGTGGCAACCACTACAAAGAGATGGCAATACAACCTTGGGAACTGATGGAAGCTGTGCTGACGCACGAAGAGTTCGTTGGTTATCTCAAGGGCAACGTCATCAAGTACGCACTGCGTGCTGGGCGCAAGGACGGAAGCGATGACTTGGGCAAGTGCCGACACTACATGATGAAACTGGCAGAGATAGAAAACAAAGGCTAAGCGGGTTATTAATTGTGATGTGTGCGAACCTAGTAGATGCGACCACAACATCACGGACAACAGGGGCGCTTAGCCTTTGAGAGAACCGCTGTTGTTCGGCTTTCCAACCGCGAAACGAGGGGGCGCGGAATCTACTTGACCCCCTCACCAATTCAAAGGAAACTGTATGGCATCGACACCCGAAGTAAAAGTAAAGAAACAAATCAGGAAACTGCTTGATGAGCTGGGCGTGTACTACGCCATGCCTATCGGCACAGGCTACGGCAACTCAGGGGTGCCAGACTTTCTGGTATGCGCCAATGGATTATTCATTGGTGTGGAAGCAAAGGCGGGGAAGAACAAACCGACCTTGTTACAAGAAGAACATATGCGCCGCATAAGAAGCGCAGGGGGAGTGGCAATGGTAGTGAACGAAGACAACATAGACGAACTTAGAAAGGTACTGACATGAAAGACGAAGATAACTTAGAAGCGCGACTGGCGCTGATGTCAGACGAAGAGAAGTCACACTTCAAAGTGGTGATACTTGAACTCATCAAGTGTTATGGCCCCGACCCAGAGCAAGCGTTGATCTTGTTCAATGGTAGCGAGAAGCTTGGTGGCATCGTGTCCCTCAACTGCAACGAGATGGAGGCGGCAGAACTGCTGTTAGAAGCCAACGATTTTTTCGGATACTTAAACACTTTAGGCGCACCGCCAAGGGAGGCATTTAATTGATAGAACACAAACACGCTGAAGTGCTACGCGCTATTGCTGAAGGTAAGACTGTGCAAGTACTTTTAGTAACCGACAACGAACAAAGCGATTTCTGGGTTGACATCTCAGTGCGCCCATCCATCTGTATGTACCATGAAAAAACATACAGAGTAAAACCAGAGGAAGCCAATGACAAAACCATTTGACAAAATAATCACCGTTGACTTTGAGACGCGTTGGGACAGCAAAGAATACACGCTCTCAAAGATGACAACAGAGGAGTACATACGTGACAAGAGATTCAAAGCATTTGGAGTATGCGTACATGAATTCGGAAGCACAGATGACATTAGATGGGTTGGAGGAGATGAACTATCTGAATACTTTTCTGGAGTCGATTGGGGACGAACCGCAGTGCTTGCACACAACGCACAGTTCGATGTATCCATTATGGAGTGGGTATATAACGCCAGACCCGCATTCATCTTCGACACACTATCAATGGCGAGAGCTTTACGCGGCGTGGAGGTCGGCAACTCCCTCGCCAAACTCGCAGCAGATTTTGGACTACCCGCTAAAGGTACAGCAGTACACAACACCAACGGTTTACTACAACTTACACCAACCATTGAACGAGAACTCGCCGAGTACTGTGCGCATGACGTGTACCTGTGCGAAGAAATCTTCAAGCGACTCGGAGCAGGTTATCCCAAATCCGAACTGCGTCTGATCGACATGACGCTCAAGATGTACACACGACCAACGCTTGAGCTTGACCAACAGATGCTCATCAAGGCACTCACAGAAGAAGGAGAACTACGTGAAGGACTATTACAAAGGCTCGGCATACAAGAAGCTTCGCTCGCGTCGAACCCGCAGTTTGCTGACGTACTTCAAAGCCTCGGGGTTACTCCCCCGACTAAGGTCAGTAAAACTACCGGCAAAGAAGCATTCGCGTTTGCGAAGAATGATGCCCTCTTCCAAGCGTTGCTCAACGGTGAACGTGAAGACGTTGCCCTCCTTTGTGAAGCACGCCTTAAAGTTAAATCCACGACAGAACGCACACGCGCACAACGATTCCTTGACATCAGTCAGCGCGGCAAACTACCAGTTCCGCTATCGTATTACGGTACTACGACGGGTCGTTGGTCGGCAGCAAAAGGTTCAGCAATCAACATGCAAAACCTCAAGCGCGGAAGTTTCTTACGCAAAGCGATTATGGCTCCCGATGGCTACCAACTCGTCGTGGGCGATCTCTCGCAAATTGAGCCGCGAGTCCTCGCGTGGCTTGCAGACTATGCAGATATGCTCGACATCTTCAGGGCTGGGGGTGACCCTTATGCGGCATTCGGTAGCCAGATGTTCAATATACCCAATCTCACCAAAGAGTCCCATCCTGATCTCAGGCAGTCGGCAAAGAGCGCGTTGCTTGGGTGCGGCTATGGACTGGGTTGGGCTTCGTTCGCATCCCAACTTCTGACTGGCTTTCTGGGTGCACCGCCACAAAGGTACGACAAAGCCTTTGCCAAGACGTTGGGGGTAGATCAGGAGTACGCGCAGCGGTTCATCGACTGGGAAGACAACGTGACCAAGATGCTGGAGATACCGCACACCTGTACCGATGCTGTATCTGTCTGGGTTTCTGGTTCTGAATACTAGTGCCTTGTCTTCAAGGATTTCCATTGCTTCTCCGTTGTTTTATTTGTTGTCGCCTTCGTTAGCCTTCTTACTTCGCAGTCGCAGGTTGCCCGATACGGACTTACCGCCTTTGCGTAGTGGCTTGATGTGGTCAATGTCTTTGCCACTTCTGTCGATGCCTTTCTTGTCATACGCACGACGTGCCCGCTGGCGCTCGTGTTGATCGGAGCCGGGGCCTGACTTGCCTGTCTCCAAGTCCCGCTTGTATTCCTTCTTGTAATCTCTTACACGTTTGGTTGCCATGATTCACTCCTAATGTTTCGGGTTGTACTCACACGTTTTAACTGGACACCACGGACACAGCGCGGAGGACTTGGGGTTCCACACACCTGTGTCATAGCACTGCTCTAGCTTAGCCACGCGCTCGCGGTATTTCCACCACTCAGCATCGGCATCGTCCAACGCCATGCTGTGCTTAACCATATCATTCTTGACCACGAACAGCAACGCTGACTTGACCCTGCGTATGTGCGGGAAGTGCTTGAACACCATCAGCGACATCAACCTCAACTGGTCAAGGTCAGGGTACTTGTTGTTGCCGGTCTTGTAGTCCACGACCAGTGCCGTCAGGTTCTCGTCATCAATGACAAGCAAGTCAGCGATGCCGCGTACCCAACGCCTCTTGCTGTTGAACTCACACGGTTGCAAGTCAGGCGTGATGCCCATCTCGTACTCGCACAGCTTCCTGCCCGGCTTGGCCAGCAACGCATCAAGAACTTCTTGAGCGTAGGAGAACTGTGGTGGCAACGGCGTGCCGTCACGTATATACAGTTCAGCCGCAGTATGAAACTCCTTGCCGTAATATGTAGCCTCAGTTTCCTGAAACGGATAGTTGTTAAGTACCTTGACTTCGTGATACCTGCGTGGGCATCCTTCAAAGTCTTTCAGGGCACTATGGCTCCACGTTACTTGTGTCATCAGAACCTCGCTGAGTTGATTGCAATGTTTAATCGTTTGGCAAAGCCTTCAACGAAGTCTTCGCGCTTGTTGAGCTTGTGCTCTTCCATGTCACGC